ACAAGCAAAGTTAACACTTACTTCAACTATCTTACTTTCACCGTAAGATAAGTCTATATCAGAAATACCGATAGGATAACTACCAATCAATGTATAACCACCAATTCTATTTCCCTTCAAATTAGTATAGTAAACCTTAACGGTTCTAACATATGTGCTTGGTAGTCCTACTTCTCTATACTCACCACTATTATAGTCTTCACTCTTCACTACCTTCTTTCTCCATGCTTCAAAATACTTATGGATACTCAATGATTCATCTTCCCAGAAACTAATAGACACATCAAGTTTATTATTAAAACCAGCAGGAAGAGTTACAGCACCCATATTATTCCACCTAACAGATTCGGTGTCTATATCAACCCACGGTGGCAGTTTAACCGATTGAATTTGATACTTCAACTTATCTACATTACCAAATTCGGAAGGCATTTCTACTTCCCAGTTATACGCCCTTAATGGTTCTGAAACACCTGCTACTACACTAATGCCTACCATCACTACCTCCTACTATAAATATAAAACAAGCAAAGTACAAATTTCAAATGCCCTTTCTTCACTACTTGTCATTTCACTATTCAATGCATGTAGTAAAATCGCCGTAGGCACCATTTGCTTGCTCGTGGTGAGATTCTTCATACAAATACAGTGGATTACACATATGCAATGGCACATCGCAGTGTTAACAAAAAGAATAGCCAAATTCAGTGCTTTTGCACTTCAACGCTTCGGCGTTCAGTGCATTCAGCACACTGCATTCATTCACACTAAACACTTCATCTACTACTCTACACTTACTACTACACAAAGCACTAAACACTTCAGTTACTCACTACCTATTTTCAAATACCGTCAGTGTATTATACTGTGAAATTTTAAGACCTTCAAAAGTTGATGAAGACACTTTAACCAACAAAAAAGCCCGCATAAAGCGGGCTTACAAAAGGAGGTTCCTATGGCAAGTAACAGAAGGTGTTAATCTTTATGTATTTAATTTCTCTTTAATAACCAAAGTACTATTAATCTCATTCTTCATTTGAAAAAGTCAAGCTATTTCTACTCATCTCTCTTCAAACCAGTCATAAGTAAATGAGCACTTATACTCAAGCGTATTAGAAGCGTCATAATTCACTGTTTGAGAGTCAAACTTATTGACCATTACATTCTTAAACACAATAGTCTTCACAGGCTGGTCTTTGCCATCCATCAATGAAACTTGAATTTCACCTGAAACTTCTTGCTTATTGCCTTGCTGTCCTGTAGCCCAATCACCTACTACTTTCGCCCAATTCATTAATGCATCTCTAACAGCGTGGTCTATTCCTTCCCAGAAAGTCATAGAGCCTTCTTTAGTCTCTGACTCTCTACCACTTACCTTCCAGTTCATCCACTTATAATTGATATTAATATCATCAAAGTCACGACCAGGAACATCTACTTCTTTTGCTCTAAATTTTAAACCATCCACAAAACTAACACCTGCTGGTGCTCTTGTTATTAATACTTCCCAGTTATATATTCTCTGTGGCTCTACAACGCCTGCAATTTGTGTTATACTTGGCATATTCTAACCCTCCCTTATACTATCGTCTCTTTCAAATCGTAGCCAGCTCTTGTTACTATCGCCCTTATTTGAATGTACCTTACAGCCCTTACTGGTTTTATATACAAGTCTACATTCAACAATCCTTGATCACCTGCTACAGGTGGATTGTTACCAGTTCCAAGTGGATCTGAAACTACATTATAATCAAGCACACCTAACCTTCTCTTCACATCATTCATAAAGTCTTCAAGCGTAGCTACAAGTCTCAACCTAGTACTGTCTACTAATGGTTCAAACATAAACTGATCCAGTGTCCTACAAGTATTCTTCTTAATATAGTTTAGCAACCTTCTTGTCTCAACAAAGCTAAACGCACTCTCTTGCGTCTGCAGTGTTCTGTTATTCCACAAAGCAATTACACCAGGACTTCTCTTAAAGCAGTTCACCTGCAATTTATCTAACGCATCTCTATCGGCTAAACTGTAGTAGTTCGCTAATCCTAGCACATTTACAGTGCCTCTATTCAACCCAGCTGGCACAAACCATGGGTCAAACTGATACTCTGCCTTTGCCATTAAGCCAGCTACTACACCGCTTGGTGGTATATATACTTGTGCATCATTCCCATAATCATAAGTCTTTAACCACGGTGTAATCACCCAGCCGTAGCTACTACTTACATTGAAACTAGTAGTTCTCCATGTAGTAATATCTGCTACAGATACTACATTCTGATCGACATCTAACACTGCCAATGCATCACCTCTCTGCTCTGCTATCTGCACTAACAGCGTTCTTATTACATCACCACCAAAACCACCTTGAATAAACAAATCTATATCCCACTGCTCAGTGTTTGAAAACTGTTGATATTGGCTACCTACATCGCCTACTACAGGATCAGCATCAACACCACCAGCAAACTTCACAGGTGTTGTAACAACTTGTGGCACTGATGTATATTCAGCTGTATTTACTACACCACCTACATATTTATTATTTGCAAGCAAATTCTCTACAAATATACTATTACCATATCCGTCTTTTGCACTTGGATTTAAACTTGCTAAACCAGAAAATCTTACATTCACAGTTCCATCTGGCATCACTTCATCTATTTCCATGTTAAATGTACCAGCAGTAGCATTCACATTACTAATAGATACCTGCATACTATTACCATATTCACCAGGACCTTTAGCATACAAAATAAATGCTGGATTATTACCAGTTCCACTTATGCCAGTCCATGCTGGAAACACAGGAACATTATGACCTGTATTAAGCGACAAGCCAGTGCTTGGTGCTGTAGTAGCATTAGTGCTTGCAGAGTCATTCACTATTATATAAGCAAATGTAGCTCCATTACCTACTGCCCTTACTACCCACAAACCAGCATATTCAGACTCTAAAAAAGAAGTTGCTGCATATTGTTCAACATATGAAGTATCTAAACTCTTTCCTGTATGAGTATACAAGTCCATAAGTTGACCTGTATCAGATATAAAAGTAGTTGCCAATAAACCCCTTTTACTCCTAATTACCATTGCACCTACAGTAGTAGGATTGTTACCAACAAATTGACTTATATCGTACTCGCTAAACTGCACTCGTGGTGAAGCAAATGTACTCATTCTCAAACCTCCTTACACTTCTCTATCTAAATATAAAGCAAGATATAACAATAATCATGGATTTAACAAACATGGTAAACCTTCAACAGATTGACAATTCTGATCCGTAACATCGCAACCAATCTTAATTTGCATATTTATAGACTTCAATGGCACATACTGCACAGGATTACTGCTACCACTAAAGCTATAATCACCAGAACCCATATTACTTATAGATGGCTGTATCATCCAAGTTCTTGCTTCTAAATTAAAAACGTTCTTATACAGCTTAATTCCTTTATCCCTCAGCACTGTTTCTACCGTTGGTACCTCGGTGCTTTCTATTAAAAAAGATATAGGAATTGCAAGTGTATAACTACCAAATACAGCTTGTAATGATGACTGTCTATTCATATATAACATTACAACACCAATAATGTCCATAGCCTGCTTACCAAAAGGTACATACACTGCGATATTATACTTTGCATTTACCGCTATCGTATTCACACTTATATACTGACCAGAATCTGTAGCAAAAGTAAATGGTGTGCCCATTCTCTTGTAGCCACTTCTATCACTCCCATACTCAACCCCTTCAAGCTTCACAAATACTAAAGGATTGTCTGGTACTTTAACTTTACTAGTATCAAAACTCAATTGTCTATTTGATATATTCAGAAATTCTGCACTCTCATGCATAACAAAGAATAAGCTAGTATCTTGAAGATGCAGAGTAGTGCCCATCTCTGCTAATACAGTTCTATTCAATGCATCAAGCATTCTTTTCTTTCCTCTTCTTTATCTTCAACGCATCCTGCACTGACTTACCTCTCTTCAACCAGCGTAATGCTTCTTCCCTACTGAAACCATTGTCAGTCCATTCTACCGCTTCTTCAGGTGTTGCACCACTATCTATCCATTTCTTTGCTTCTTTTGGATTAAAGCCAAAATCTTCCCATTCTGCTGCTTCTTCAGGAGTGTCTATTTGCACTTCAAACCATTTCTTTGCCTCTTTAGGTGTAAAACCCCAGTCTTCCCAATCAATTGCTTGTGCTGGATCTAATACACCCACTGCACGCCAGTTCCTTGCTTGAACCGCAGAGTACCCTGCATCCTTCCAGTTGAAGGATGCTTCAGGGTCTCCTACGTACTTCTTCCACAGCTCTCTTTCTCGTTCATTCGTAAAGTATTTCTGCCACTGCTTTTCTATCTTTCGCTTCTCTAACCCAAACAGTTCATCAACCTGCACAAGTGCATCATAATCTAAATCCCTAATTTTACTCTCTATCTTTTGTCCATATTTTTTCATTTCTTTTTGAAACATTTTCATAAATATTTCTAAATCATGCTTACTCAAATCATCTAAACTCTTTACATTTTTATATAATTCAAAGCTTCTAATATATGATAATAATCTTTTTACTTCAGGACTTTTTGCATTTTGTAAATTCATCTAAACCTCCAAAAATTTTCTCATGATATTCCTCTTACTATTACATCAGAGTTAGAAACCTTAATATCCCATTCAATAATATTATTATGCTGAAGCACAAAGCTTCTTGGTGTCACACTCTGAACCAATCTTACAAATACAGGCTGTGTAAACTGACTGAAATCCTTCAAGTTTGCTAATTGACCAAACACACCAGCACTGCACACTACATCACCAACTCTTACACTTATTCCAGCATTCCTTAACACGACATCAGGCACAACCACATCAAATGCAGTGTTTAAAATATAGCCTAATGTATCCTTATCAGTATTAGAATCAGGGGATAAAAGTCTAACTGGAATAGTTTTCTTCGGTA